AACACAGAACATATCTCATACATCTAAGACAGGTGTAAGAGGTAAGAGAACTTGGCAAGGTCGAAGGAACGTAGGTACTTCAACAATGCCGAAGAGAAAGAAACAAACCTACAAAAAATATAGAGGGCAAGGCAAATGATTGACGTATCAAATGTAACACTAGAAATTATTGAAGCTATACGAAACCAAAACGTAGTACAGTTTAAATATGGGAGTTATGACGGACTCAGAACAATAAAACCAACAGGTTTTTATGGAGACTTCTATGGATTTGAAGGCACAGAAGCTCATGACAAAGATAGGTACAGGAAGTTTAGTTTTGACAGAGTCACAGAGTGGCAAGGCACACCTTTAAACTATAAAGTCTTTGTAGAACTAGAGGTTGTTGGTTATCCTACAGATAAAGAAGTAGCAGAGAAACTACATGAACTATTAGATAGTCGTGAACCTATTATGTATACACTTAAACCTGTTGTAGAATGACAGAGTATGACATTCACAAAATATTTGCAGACCAACAAGAAAAAGATAAAGTAACTTCTTTGTATGCAGACAATGGAGTGTTGACAGTTTACTATGGGGATGATACAATGGAAGTCTGGAAATTAAATTGGCGAGGAAAACTCAAAAGAATTAAAAGGAGAAAGTATGAAACGTAAAGATTATATTTATATCGGAGCTTATGTATTGTTTTTTGGATTTTTTATTACAACATTAGTAGAAGAGCTGACATATCAAGACGAACAATTTCAAAAAATTAATAAATTAAATAATGATTTATTAAAAATATCACAATATGTTCAAAGCAATATAACAGATTTTGAATATTTAGAAAGGAAGATAGAAGATAATTCGGTGGAGTTAGAAGAAGTTCAACGACAATTAAAGGAGACTCAAAACTCTGCCGAAACATTTTATCAAATGTTTTTTGATACTCAACCACAAAGAGTTGAGAAAGAATTAGTTGAAGAGGCGGAGAATCGAACACAGGACTTGCAAAGCACTCCTGCTCCCTTAGAAACTAAAGAGCAAGAGGTAGTAGAATTACCTGTCGAAGTGCCTGTCGTAAAGATAACAACTACTGCTTCTTGCCCTACCCCACATAACAGATTGTTACCCTATATAGAAGACATCTCTTTAAGAAGAGACTACTCATTTAAAGTTTCGTATGATGTCCAAGACAATCAAATAATAAATGTAAACTATAGACCTTCAATTCCTAACAAACTTAAACGAGGTATGCAAAAGTATTTAGATTCTTTTAGCTTGACAGGGAATGTTAAGGATTGCTACATACCCATAAAAATATTAGGAGATTAGAATGGAAACATTTATTTTAACACAAACTCAATTTAACGATTGGGATAACTTTTGTTTAGATAATGGTCAGCTTATGTATGACAACAAAGATTGTTATATCAACGAGTACAATGAAAATAGTAAAATGTTTATTGTGCATGTGCCTTCATCTGAACAATCAGGAATCAAAAAGTTTTTAGAAAAAGTGCTTGACACTTTCTAGAAAATCGGAGTATAATAACTCCACATTAATAACTACTAATATATAAGGAGTAAAACATATGGCAGTAGCAACAGGAATAGCGTACTGGGCGAGCGTCCTAGCACCTAACGAAACTTTTGAACCAGTCTACACAGTAGACCTAGTAATTAGTGATGAAGACGCTCAAGACTTTATCTCACGAGGAGTTAAAGTTAAAGACTTTTCATTGAAAGATGAGAGCGGTGAACCTCAATACATAGGTAAAGCCGTGACTATCAAAAGAAAAGTAAATGCTAAGAATGGCAGAAGACCTGCTCCAAAGCTCTACAATCTAAATAAAGAGCCAATGGATACTACAGTAGGTAATGGCTCTGCGGTCAAGGTACAATACAATGAGTTTGCTTGGGATTATGCGGGCAAATCAGGTGTTAGCTTAGACTTTCAAGCCATGCAAGTGTTAGACTTAGTACCTGTAAAGTCACAAGACGGAGACGAATTGAATCCATTTGGTGACGGGGAGGAGTTTTAATGACTGATGAAGATATCATGTTAGAAGAACCTAATAAACCTTTCATTACTATTGATGATGTACAAGTTTTTGTAGAGGATTTGCCTGAGGAAGGTCAGCAAATTTTTGGAAGACTTCAACGACTCAATCAAAAGAAAGCTAATGTCACACTTGACTTGGAAGAGTTACAAGCAGGTATTAATTTCTTTTCAAATAGAATTGTAGCAATCTACAATGATGAAGGTACTCCCTCAGAAACTGAACTTGACGATAGCACAGACAAAAGTTAAGTTTATTTAAAAGTTGGCTAGGCATTACTGTGTATAATGTCTAGCCTTTTTTATGGAACAAATATGAACAATCACAGAAGTCCTTTTTATAAAACTCATCAACCTTGTCCTGACTGTAATAGTAGTGATGCTTTATGTATCAATGAGGACAGGTCAACTAAATGTTTTAGTTGTGGTAAGTTTACCCCTAAACCAAATATTGTACCTATGAATAATAATTATAAACCACCAACTCAACCAACAGAAACAGTCCATAGTGGGACATACGCACCCCTTACAGATAGAAGTATATCCAAAGAGACTGCCACAAAATATGGAGTCAAGGTTGTGTATGATTCTCAAGGGGTACTAGCTCAACACAGATATCCTTACCATATAAACAACGAACAAACGGGTACGAAGATTAGATTTGTTAAAGATAAAAACTTTAAGTTTGAAGGTACAACCGCAGGTACAGGTTTGTTTGGTCAACAACTCTTCAAAGAAGGTAGTAAATACCTAACTATAGTTGAAGGAGAATGTGATGCTATGGCAGGCTATGAATTACTAGGTAGTAAGTGGGCAGTCGTATCAATAAAAAATGGTGCACAAAGTGCAGTCAGAGATATAAAAGAAAACATAGAATATGTAGAAAGTTTTGATAATGTAGTTATCTGTTTTGACAATGACAAGCAAGGCATAGAAGCCGCACAAAAAGTAGCAAGTATTATCAAGCCTCGTAAGGCTAAGATAGTGTCAATACCTAATGGTTACAAAGATGCTAACGACATGCTTCGTAAGAATCTTCATAAAGAATTTACTCAGGCTTGGTGGGATGCAAAGGTCTATACACCTAGTGGTATCATTAGAGTATCAGAGAAACAAAAAGATTTCTTAGAACGAGAAAAGAAAAGTAGTGTACCTTACCCTTGGCATGGTCTTAACAAAAAACTTATTGGCTTACGACAGGGTGAACTACTCACGCTTACAGGTGGTACAGGTCTTGGTAAGTCTAGTGTAACTAGAGAGTTAGAGCATTGGCTCATACATCAAACAGAAGATAATGTAGGAGTCATAGCTTTAGAAGAAGATTGGAGACGTACAGTAGACGGAATCTTATCTATTGAAGCGAACGATAGACTTTACATTGATGATATTAGAGATAAGTATAGAGAGCAAGACTTAATCAAAATGTTTGATAAAACTTTTGAGCAAGACAAAGTATTTATTCATGCTCACTTTGGTACGAATGACATTGAAGATATCTTTTCAAAACTTCGTTATCTTATTGTTGGTTGTGATTGTAAGTGGGTTGTCGTAGACCACCTTCATATGCTAGTTAGTTCTATGACAGAAGGTGATGAGCGTAGAGCAATAGATAATATTATGACTCGTCTTAGAAGTTTAGTTGAAGAGACAGGTGCAGGTATTATACTTGTCTCTCACCTTCGTAGAGTTCAGGGTGATAAAGGGCATGAGAACGGAGTAAGTGTAAGCTTATCACATCTAAGAGGTAGCAATGCTATAGCTCAACTAAGTGATTGTGTTATAGCCTTAGAAAGGAATCAACAATCAGAGGATGAATTAGAATCTAGAACGACAAGATTACGTGTACTTAAGTCACGTTATACAGGGGATGTAGGGTTAGCTACTGCATTAGTTTATAATAAAGATACAGGTAGACTGTCTGAATATGAAGATGAAGAAATCTTGAATAGTTTTAGTTCAGATGATACAATACCATTTTAGTGGAGAAGTTATGTGGAATTAGTATTTGATATAGAGACAGACGATTTACATGCTACAGAGATACATTGTATTGTAGCAATAGACGAAAACAATAAACAGTATACCTTTGACATTATAGATGATAATATTTTAAAAGGTTTATACTTCTTAGCAGAAGCTGATAAACTTATAGGTCACAACATTATAGGATTTGATATTCCTGTAATTAAAAAACTACATGGTATTGACTTGTGGGACAAAGAAAAAGTTGTAGACACTTTAGTATTATCTAGACTTTTAAATCCTGTACGAGAGAAAGGACATTCATTAAAAGTTTGGGGTTCTAAGTTAGGTGTAGCAAAAGACTTACCCCCTGAGGACTTTCATATTTATACTAAAGATACTTTAAAGTATTGTATAAAAGATGTTGTTCTCAATAAACTTTTATTTGATTATCTTAAAAAAGAATCCGCAGGTTTTTCAAAAGAAAGTATAGAACTTGAACATCATGTAACTTATATTTTAGAACAACAAAAAAGTAATGGCTTTAAAATAGATATAGAGTTTGCTACAAATTTATTATCAGAATTAAATTGTAAAATTAAACAAGTTCAGGATGAAGTACATAGAACTTTTAAACCTAAATGGGTTGATGTAAAAGAAGTAATTCCTAAACTAAAGCAAGATAAAACTTTGTCTAAGTCAGGCTTAACTGAATACGAGTATGCAGACATAC